GTAACGTCAGGATTAACCTCCAAATACGGCCAGTTCTGGGTATTGGCGGTCTTCCACTGATGCTCGTATCCCTCAAACTGACCACCGTAGCCGATAAACGGCGCTTTGGGGGCCAAAGCGAGCATTTCCGCCTCTTGGGATACCCAGTAGTTGTACATGCGCTGCGCGTCTTTAGCGTTACGCACGAGGCCGCTGATGTAGATACGGCCTTCAACCTCGTACTCGTTGCCGACCACGCGGACAACCGGAATCGACTTACCCGGCCACTCCTGCTCTTCCAGCACCTCATAGCCGTTCGTCTTCATCCACTTAATCTTGCGGATGTCTACGTCACGGGTGCGAACAGGGGCAAGGCCCATAGCCTCCATCTGCGCGGCTTCAGGCGAGTCGGCGTAGGCGGTCATACCGCCCGGATACAGGTTTAACTTCGCTTTTTCATAGTAAGCGTAGAAGTATTCCGCAATCCGTACTGAATCGTCGGTAATCCACTGCGCCAGATTCTCGTCACCAATACCACGGCTCTGGATCGACGAGATGGGTTCGGCGTCAGGAAAATGACGCTCAAACTCCTCACGGGGCATGTCCTCGGTTATAAAACACCATTCTGCATCGGCTCCGCACGGGTCTTGGATGTGCGGGTCCATATATACCGAGAACGAGTTACGAACGCGAGCAATACGGATGTCTTGATCAAACGAATCGGGGTCGCAATACTCGGTCAGGATGCGAATATAGCCTTCGCCATACGTGACTTGGTTCTCACAGGCCGTGTCGTAGGCAACATCGGCATCCGAAATGTACTCAATATGCCGGACAATACCGTCAAACACCTCGGCGACTTCAATGTCTGCCTTGTCATCAACCGGGATGACCTTGCCCGCAGGGCGGTTCTGGCGCTGGTCGTTAGTGACCTGCCGGACGTGCTGGGGCAGTTTGTTGATGGTTAGGCAGGGACGAGCGTTGATCGTCTGACCCTGCACTGCGCCACGGGTGGCTAAGACCTCTTGCGGCCACTGCCAGCGGTTATCCGGGCTACCCGCCATAAAGCGCAGGTCGTCCAGTTCGCTGTCCCGAGACTCGCTATAAGCCGTCAGGGACAACTGCATCCGGGTACGCGCTTGGGCGAGGATATCGCCCGTACTACGCGCACGGCGGCTCTCGGGCGTATTAGCCACCTGAGCCGCGCCCTTCATCCCTGTCGGGTCTTTAGCCATTACTTGCCCTTCTTACCGGCTTTGCGCTTTACCGAATACGCGATGGCAACAGCCTGCTTAACGGGCTTGCCAGCCTTCACTTCAGCGCGAATGTTCTTGCGAAAAGCCCCCTTAGAGGCGGACTTTACAAGAGGCATTAACGCATACCCCGTTTCATCGGAGTCGGTCGGAAATCAACCGCAGTGCGGATCATGTCCTCGTTAACGCGCTTAGGCATACGCGGAGCAGGCATCCGGGGCTTCTGCATCCGGCTGTTTTGGATCATGTCACCGACTGTTGCGCCGGGAGACACGCCGATTGGACCGGGGTTTTTCTTTCCGTACATGTTTTTTAGCCTTTTTTGGAGGTTTTACGGGGTTTTCGGGCGGTAAGGGCTGACTTTCTGAAATTGGCAGCCGTTGGAGCGCCTTTAGAACCCGGTTTACGCATCTTTTCGCCCGATCCCGCAGCGATTCGAGCGCGTTTTCGATGGATATTTTCATAAAGACCCGGCTTTTTAGCCATTTTAAGCGCCTCTCGGCAAAAACTGTCCGTTTACTGGGTTGTGACTTAACGGATTGACAACAGTTGGATGCAATCTTGCGTGTTCTGTGTAGTGCATTACACGCAAATTCTCAACCCTATTGTCGTCATGCACCCCGTTAATGTGGTCAACCTGCTCGCCCGGTTCCAGTTGCTTTATAAAGGCATCTGCAACCAACCTATGCACCAGAAACGCTTTTCCACGTACATCTCGGGATTCGCCGTTTCTTAGTCCAATTTCTGCGTATGGCAATGTCCGGTTTTTGCGCGTCTTTACGTGAGGTTTCATGATGCGCTCTGGCATCCATGTCTGCCCTCCACGTTTGGTGCGCCTAAATCTAGCAACTGACTTGACGCGCCCAAGAGTGCTAACTTGGTATTTGCCCTCGTACCCTCTTACGTCTGCCCAAACTTCAGTTACAGTTCCATCTACGCATCGATGCTCTAGCACGGCTTCCTCGCGGACTCTTTTTTGCGATGGGAGCCATTCTAGCACAGAATGATTTCTTTCTGCCTGCGTCCGCTTTTGTCTTCGGACTGGGCGCCGGAGCCTTCAAATTAGACCCCGTTGCACGATTATATTTTGCACGGCCTTTCGCGGTCAATCCCGCCCCTCTTGACACGGACTGTTTTTCTCCTCTACCAACTGAGAGGCTGACAGACTTCTTAGCCATTAGGCACCCATCCAAGTGTTAATCATGCCGCTCTCGCGGCTCGTGGTAATCGTGCGCGGTCGCTCGCGGTATTCGCGGTGCGCCACAGGATATGCAAACGTGACAGCGATGGCATCAGCAGCGTCAGGCGATGCAAGGCCACGCGCCTTCATGTCTTTCTTCGACTCCAGCAGGATAGAGCCAGAGGAATTAATTTTCTGTTTTGGTCCTGTCAGGTCAGCCTTTAACTGCCTATCATTGGGTAGCGCAGCGTCTTTCAGCCACGACTTCATTTCGCCCCACAACTCTGCACGTTTGTTTTGCCACATAGCCGGGGTCTTGGACTTCCATCCGAAGTTAACGCCACGCACTACCTTATAGCGCTGCTCTTTCAAGCGATCAAGGATGCCGTAGCCTAATCCGCCTTCGTCGAGGACGACAAGTGTGGGCTGGTACTCTTCAATCGCGTCGATAACTCGGCCAACAATCTCCATCGTGTCTTCGCCTTTAAAGCGCTTGATGGCGATGATGTCTCGACCTTTGCGGACGGCGATAACGGTCGAGTCCGCTCCGCTGCGAGCCGGATCGACTCCAATAACAATAGGCGCCGTCTCATCCTTGTACTTGCTACGCGACATCGCCAAATCCACAAGGCTTGGCGGTATGAATTGATCGTCACCTTCAGACGGAAATTCACCATAGACTTCCACCTTGGCTTGCGGTGAGTCGATGCCGTATTCGTCGATGATCTGTTGATACACCGACTTATCGGTTTCTTCAACGGTGCGAGCGTCAATGTTGCGGGTGTTCCAGAACGCACGCTTAGAATGGAACGCCTCGAAGAAATAGCCCTCGTTACGACGGGGGTTGCTAAACGACAGCCAAAAACGGTGCGGGGTGTTTTCCGTAAAGAAGCCTGCCGTCACCGACCAGATGGGGTCAGGGATACCGGACGCTTCGTCGAAGATGACCATAACGCCATCGAAGTTGTGGACACCGGCATACGAGTCGGGGTTCTCTTCCGACCACAAGCGACCCTCAACGGACCAGTAACGAGTACCTTTCTTAAGGTCACGCTCAACGAGTTCGGCGAGCCATTTAGCAGGCATCACGCGGGTGGCGCTAATCTCAAACCAATGCGAGTTGATGAGGAGTGCTGCCCACTTAGTAATTTCTGCCCATGTGATCGAGCGCAACTGCGCTTCGGAGTTAGCCGACACAATGGTCGTCGAGCCTATGCGGGTACTCAGCATCCAGAGGATGAGCCATGACACGAGCGCAGACTTACCGATACCGCGACCGGAAGCCGTTGCCATACGCAGAACTTCGTAGGAAGTGGCGGTCTTGTTCTTCGCAGTGTGGGCGGCAATATCGCGCAGGATTTCCCGCTGCCACTTACGCGGACCCTTGAAGTGTTCGAGCGGGGTGCCTTTCTGGCCCCAAGGAAAAGCGAGTAGCACGAAGGCCTCTGGGTCGTCCTTGATGACGGGCGACCAGAGTTTGCTCATCAGCAACTCTTCTTCTTCGGGGCTATAGATCGGCTGTTGCACGTTCGTCCTTCAGGGTTAGCGGCTCAGTAGCCTCATGCGCTAATTGATCCGGTGTAGCGTCAAATACACGGCCCGCCAAGACGCGAGATTCTGCCTCTTGCAGCGCGGCGACAATACTAATCTGGGATTTGATATCAACTTGGACTTGCTGTTTAGCCACCCAACCATGAAGGTTTTGGAGCAGGGCGAGCGCGGCTTTGGTGTCCCCGTTAATCGCGCCTTCTCGCAAGGCCGACGCTGCCTCAACCTCAGAGTCCGCACGACCTTTCCCCTCGGCGACCGCAGCCGCGTTATCTAACTGGCAGAGTCTACGGTACTCGACGGGCAGCAACCCTGCCGCAAAGGCCAAGGCGTCACCCTTTAGCCCGAGTTTGGCAGCATCGTAAATCTTTTGCAGAACCTCCGGCGATGCCTTCAGTTCACGAGGCGCAAAAGGAATGGACTTAAAGGATTCTGTTACGAGGTTCATACCGGAACTCTTTGCCAGAACAGGCGGGAACGTCAGACATCCATCCGTGGTGGGTGGCATGGGCACACCAGACCTTCTCAGCAACCTTAGTCACCTGAGCAGCCCAGAAGCAAGAGCGGCATACCAGAGACTTGGCAGCAAACTCTGCCCACTCCAACTCCGACATACGTATCGACATAAGCGGACTGTAACAGAAGGTTTGGCAAGGAAGGAAG